TCTCGTCCCCGCCCGCCTTAAAAGCGTCCTCGGTCGGTTTCCGCATACCGTCAAAAGCCTCTTCATTCACCCCCGACTTATTTGCCGCACCTTCGATATCCCCGCGCCTAATCCTGTCCGCAAGGTCTTGCTCGTCTATCCCCTGCGCGATACCGTCCAGCGACTTTTGATAGCTCTCCCTTATCCGCCTCTCAAAGCGCTCTTCTGCAAGCTTCCTGACATAATCACGACTCGGCATATCTCCGCCCCGTCGAAAAAGGTTTATTCGTCGCCGCTGTCCATCGCCATCATTCCAGCCGCCCACTTCCGATATACTTCATCAACCATATCGTGCATACCCGTCCGCCTTAAGTAATCAATCAACAACACATCCGGCACAAACCCGCGCTCTACGCCGTCAAACAGCGCGCTTAACAACTGCGCGTCAGTCGCCTCAGAAATAAACTCAACCGTCGGGTCAATCTTAACTTCTTCAGGCTCAGCCCCGACCCACTCCGCGCAAAACTTCAGCGCGCGCTTAAGCCCCACAGTCGTCGAAAAAGAAATACTCGCAAGCGTCGCCGTCTGACTTTGAAATCTCAGCCGCAAAGTCTCCGCCGCTTCCGCCGCTTTTTTATCGCCCAAAACCCTCACCGTCTCATGCGCCACTTCCGACTTGATAGCCTCAAGCTCGTTCGACTGCGCTTGCAACCCTGTCCCCGAAATCTCAGCAAAGCCAAACTGTGCCGAAGCGTCTTCAGCATACCAAAACTCGGTCGGCCCCACATACTGCGGGGCTTCGTCCTTCGTTACACCCGTCCCCCACGCCGTAGTCCCGTTTGCGCTCATATACAACTGCATCGCGTAATCAGCATATTGCCGATAGTAATGCAAGCACTTATTCGCCGCAGACAGCAACGGCACCGCGTCCGGCTTGGGCAACAAGTCCCTTGACCCGACAATCACCGCAGGAATCCTTGTCATCGCATCCCCCTTAAACGTCGGGTAAAGCGTATCATACAAATAAAACCTGCTCTCCCCCTGCGCGACCTCGCTCGTCCGCTTCCTGTAAAGCTTTTGAACGTACTTCCCCTCCTCAAGCATCGCAACGCGCCATTGCGATATAACCGCCACAGTAAACGGGTCGTCTTCGTCCACGACCTCCACGTCTTCCTCAATTACAAGAAAAGTCAGCGCGTCCGCATCGCCACGCCAGTTTATAACCGACTCCGCCGTAAACGTCGCAATATAAGGCCGATTCTCATTATTCCCGTCGTCGATATCCACCAGCAAAATATGCCGCCCCACCGTGCAAACCTCACTTTCAACGCGCCCCTGCAACTCGCGCAAAGAAAGCCCGTCGTCCGTCGCCACGTCCCGCAAATACTCCAGCGCCTCCGGCAGCTCAAAATCGTTCTTTTTTCGCCCCATCAACCCCGTCATCCCCTCGATAGCAGGGGCCACCGCATCCAGAAAGCGCGCCCGCGTCTTATAGTTCGTATACTCCGGCGACCTCGAATTAATCCCCTCTTTCAACCCCGTAGGAATCGGCAGGTATTTCTCACCCTCAGCCTTTACCCGCTCTTCCCCCTCTACAACGTGCCGCATCTTTTCCCAGTAATGCGCCGCGTCCTGATAATCGTCATGCTTTTTATCAACTTCCATCAGACCAGCCCCCTTATTCTTTTCTGTTTGAATTTTTCAGCGCCCCGCATAAACGCTTCAGCGCCGTATCTCGTCGCGTCGATTGCGTCGTTATAGTCATCAATGGGTTGAGTTTTAAGCCGCCCTGTCCTGTCCGTTTCCCAGACATAGTTTTGCAGTTCTGTTTGAATATTATAAGACCTGCGCGTCACATAGATATTTTTCCCCAGCAACCAGTCTATTCCCTGCCTGATACTGTCCTGCCCCTTCGCCGCCCCCTTGATCCTGACCCCGCCGTCTGACAACTCTTTTATCGACTTCGGCTCCGCGCTGTCTCCGTAAATCACTCCAGTTAGCCCCATCGCCTTGATCCGCTTGATCAACTGAGTATTCGTTAAACCGTTCGCGTAAAGCAATTCGTCAATATACAAATCGTCACCGTACAAGTACAAGTCCACCAAAGCCGCCGCCGCAACCGAAAACCCGAAGTCCAGCCCGTGCGACCGCTTCGCCCGCCGCTGAACCTCTTCCGGCACGTCCTTAATCGCCCACCTTGGAAACACCGCGCCTTCGGGTTCCCCCCACTCCCCGCGCCTAAAGCGCCGTCGCTTATGCTCCGGCAAATTATCCAGCGTCTCTTCAATATACCCGTCCGGTAAATGCTCCCGATTGTCGTCCGGTTGCAGATACATACTCGCGTATTGGTCAGGCGTGGTCAACGGCTTGTCTTCCACGCCGAAAACGTCCGCAGGAGCAACACTCTGAAAGAACACCTTGAAAGCCCAATGCGACTTGCCAACCGGGTTCAAATCGTAATACGCCTTATTCGGACACCCCGCCACCTTTTGCGCTAACCGCGTAAGCACCGTTGAAACCGAATCATAAGGTATCTCATGACACTCGTTAAAGTAAATCGACGCGTATTCCCGCCCTAATATCTTGTCAACGCGCGCCTTGTCGTCCAGTCCATCAACCCAGATTTCCGACCCATTGGGCAACCTGATATAGTGGTCAGTCTCCGACCCGTCCATCGTCTCCATACTTCGCCCTTCCATCTCCAACACCTTGGGTAACGTATCCATCCAAATCGAAGCCTTCGCATGCGCAAACCTCAACCGCGCGATCAAGTGCCGCGACTTCGGAAACATGCTCGCCCTGCTCAAGATTTCCTCAATAAAAACCGTCGTCTTTCCCGACCGGGAACCGCCCACCAAAAGCACATGCTTCGGCCCCTCTCGCGCCAAAACCCACGCTTGCCCCTGCTTTTCCGTTGGTTGGTAAGCCATCGCTACTCGTCCCCGCCAACGATCTTCTTATCCTCTTCCCTTGCCCCCGGGTATCCGGTTCCGATAACCGCCATCGTGCCGCCAACATCGACCTGTTGTTTGTCGCTCATGCCCAACCAGTTCTTTGCCAGAAAGATGGCAACCGAAGGCGTATTCTGCGCCAACACCCACATTGCCCGCCTCAGCGCCACCTTGCCTTCACCCCTTTTTTCTTCAAACACTTCTGAAAATCCCTTGCCATACGTCCTTCCGCACCAACGATCAAGCGTCACATCGTCTATCCTCAACACCGCGCATATCTCCAGCTTAGTGCATTGGATCCCGCACAGTCGTTCAAACAGACTCTGATCAACTTCCTTTTCCGGCCTCCCGCCCTTGTTTTTCTCGCCGGTCTGCGCCGCTTTCGCTTCCTCTTTCTTAACTTTCGCCTTTGCCGCCGCTGCTTTTGCTGTCTTGTCCCCCGGCTTGCCCTTGGCCCGCTGACCCCCTGCGCCCGTCTTTTTTTTCTCAGCCGTTTTTTTAGTCTTTTCAGTAGGTTCCTTCTTCGCAGGTTTTTTTTCGTCTTTTTTTTCCGTTTTTTTTGTAGCCATAGCCTTGCCTTTTCCTCAAAAATATGCTATTGGTTTGCCACTTTTTCAGCCCTCAGCCCGCCTTAACATTTGCACAAAAAGACACACTCGTCAACCCGCGCTTAAACATTCAGTTTTATCGTAAACATATTCGCCTTGCGCTTTGCCGACTTGATCAAGTTTGGGTACATCTTCGCAAGTCTTTTTATCGCGTCCCTTTCAAGCGATATCGTCCGATAGTCCTTGCACCCCCCGTCCTGTTCCCAATGGTCATTTTTCCAAAAAACGTATCGGACGCACAAAATCCCGCCTTTATCAACGATATGCCTCAGGCAAAGCTCATAGTCTTCCTTGACCTGGAAGTCTTCGTCAAAGTAATATTCCCCGTCGTTTATAATTCCCATACAAGACGCGGTGACGTACCCCTTGAAAAGTATCGGCTTGAACGGCACCGTTGATCGCGCCGCCGTCTCAGTCTTGACCCCCCATATTTTGAAGCCGACTTGTTCGCATATGTCGAACCATCGCGCAAACTGATCAAGCCAAATATCCTCATTGTGTAACTTCATCCGCTTCGCCTTCCGCGGGTAAAGCCTTGTCCAGCCGACATCATACGGGTCGTCATCGACCATCACGACGCGCGTTTCTTTTGTATTTTTCAAAATCCAGTTCCGAGTCTGCGTTATCCCTCTGACCGAGTTCGGCACCTCGACCACGTTTTTAACCACGCGCCTGTACTGCGCCGCTTCGCTCGCAGGCACGTAGAACACCGCGCTTTTTTTCAAGATTTTCTGCGCCTTTGCAACCCCTGCCCGCCCCTTACTTGGAACCGCAACCAGCATAAAGCCCCCTTTTTTGTTTTTTTTAACCTCGACCGACAGGTAAACCCGCCCTCTGGAGCCACGGACAAGGCCACCTGTCGACGAAAACCTTTCCCCCTATACAACCCTACAGGCCCAAACGCTCCTTAGCGTCTGACCACCAGATAACGCGCTCTAAGCCGACCGCGTCAAAAGACGACCCTTTCTTGTAGCCGCCGCGCCTGACCTGCCCAAGCCCGAACCGCTCTTTTAAGTCTTCCCATTCCTCGCTGTTTGGCTCGCACAAAATCAAAACATACTCCTTCGGCGGCTCAATCTGGACAGACTGCTCAAACTCGATCTCTTCGCCGTCGCCCAGCGCGTCAACCTCGTCTTCCATTTTGCGAGTATCAAACCCCAAGTCCTCAAGCTCGCCCAGATCAAAATCAAGCTTCAAAACATCGAAATCCCAGTCCCCCGCCATCCCCTCCGGCGCATTGTCAACCAGCAAAAAACGCCGTTTCTGATCTTTCGTCAAGTCGTCCGCAGATTTGACCCACTCGTCCGAAACCTCTTTAAAACCAAGCTCCAAAAGCGCCCTATACCGTTGATTCCCCCCGATAATCTCCATGCTATCAGGGTCGTAAACGATGGGCCTCAGCCGCATGAACTGCGGGTCTCGCTCAATCGACTCTTTGAGCTTGTCCATCGCCTCCGGATATATCTTCCGTGGGTTCCTCTCCTTCACCTTCAGCTTTTTCAACTTCATCATAACCCCCTTTACCCTTGCTATTTATATCTGCATTAATACAAAAACACGCCATAATCGCACCCCCTTTTTCCCACGCTTCCGCACACTTCGCCCCACTTCAGCGGAGACCCCTTCTGAAACCCGGAAATCGGCCAAGACAACAACACGCAATCCCCACCATGCACCCACGCAACCAGACTGATCCCGTTGTGCTTTGCCATTTGATCCAAATTATAAAGCTGATGATCTTCAAACCTTGACAGCGACAACGTCCCCTCAGCCGTACTTTTGACCTCGACCCGAACCGCGCGCCCAGAAACAGGCTCAATCGCCCAGAAATCCGCCGCCACTTTTTTCCTCGGAAAAGCCCCGACCACCCTTCCCCCTCTCCGCTGAGGACTCCACCCTGTTTCGATCTTCTCGATACACTTAAACCCCGCTTGCCTGAGCTTTAACTCTGCGACTTTCTCACCGATATTCCCAGACTTAACCCTTTTTTGAGCCGCCGCCCTGCTCTGCTTGTAAGCCATAAAAACCCCCTCGCCCAAAAGTTGACCTCAACTTAAACCCGAAACCTGCCATCTCGCGAACACACACCCGCCAAATTTAAACGCAAACCCCTAGCCCTATCCTACCCTACTTGCGAAAGCCTTGCGCTTAAATTTGAGCTTCTCACGCGCTCAGAAAGGTATATCATCGTCAACCCCTGCGCCTGAGCTACCCGCCATAGTGTGAACCGGAGGCCTGTCCCCCGTCTCTTTTTCGTCGTCCGCAGTCACGAAAACCTGATAATCAGGCCGTTTCGGGTTGTCGCCCTTGTTGTTCTTAAAGATCAACACGCTTATCACTTCCCCGTTTTCCGCCTCGATTTCACCGCTCATAAACTTGCCCTTTGCGCCGTCCCTGATCCACAACGCCCCGATTCTCTTTAAGGCCATATCTTACCCTCCATAAGCTTGCACCAATTTTTGACGCGCCCCGTCCCAGTACATTTCAACATCGACAGGACTCGCCCCTTGCCTATTCTTTTTGATCGACCAGAAAATATCTTCGTTGTAATTTGATTCCGCCCCCGCCTCATATAACGCGGGCCGATAACCCATCATAACAACATCCGCATCCTCTTCCAACTGCCCTGTTGACTTCAAATCACTCAGCACAGGCTTTTTTTCCGCCCTTTCCTCTACCCCCCTATTAAGTTGTGCCAGCAAAACAAGGGGTATCCCGATCTCTTTCTTTAAATGCTTAAGCATTTCAACATGCTCCGTGTTCCGCTCAAACATCGTCTTTTTTCGGTTCCCCGCGATACTCGACAACTGGTCAACATAAATTATCTCCGCGCCGTTATTCGCCATCTCCTTACACCTTCTGCACAGTTCCCCGATATCCGCCGCCCTGTCGTCAATCATTAAGCTCCAGCGCCCCTGCTCTGCGATAGCGTTCGTTACCTTGACCCAGTCCGCGTCATTGCTTCTCAACCCCCTAACCTCTGAAAGCTTCGTTAAAGACACGCCCGAATCAAGCGCCACCCACCTATCATCTAAATCGCTCCGCGGCATTTCCAAAGACTGAACACCAACCGTCCGCCCTCTTCTGCATTGATTCCGTACAAGATTAACCATCAAAGCTGTTTTCCCAACTCCCGGCCGCGCCGCTAAGATAATAAGCTTCGGCCCGCGAAAACCCCCGCTAAGCGCTTCGTCAAAGTCGCTGAACCCCGTCTCAATCGCCATCGGCACGTCTCCACGGGAAAGCGCATCGTACCGCTCAAGCGTCTCTTCCCCCAACTCCATCTTTGTCACAAAACCGCCAGACCCAATCGCGCCGAGATTCAAGACCTCACTTTGAAACCGACTCGTTAACTCGTCCGCGATCTCCGCCCCCCCGCTATAGCATTTATCGCCTACATCCTGACAAATCCGCAACATTTCGCGCAACGCCGTATATCTTTTCAGTTTGTAAGCATAATCGACCACGTTCGGCGGCACAGGATAATCAATCGCCGCTACAACCTTACCTGCACCCCCTACCCGCTCAAGAAACCCGTAAGAGCGCATGAACTCAACCAGCGAAACAAGATCAACAACATCTCCGCGCCTGTTCATTTCGCAAAAACTGCGAAATATAAGCCTATTGCAAGCTCCCGCGAAGTCCTTCGCCTCTAAAATCATTATCGCGTCCGATCTCGCAGTCTCCCTCATCAACATCGCCGCCAAAACAGACCCCTCGATTTCCACATTTTTCGGTATCTCCCTTTTTTCCGCCATATTACCGTTCCCCCATTTCTTTTTCCCTTCTCACTCGTTCCCGCCAAGCCTTAGCCGCCGCCCTGCTCTCCAAAACATAGTTCGGCACATCTGCCGCCTCTTCAACAGAAATTTCATCATCCCAGCGCCATTGGTTCAACCACGTCGAAGCGTTTGGCACATACTGACCATTTTCCTGCTTCCACGCCTTACTGTTTTTGTGCTTTTCCAGCGCTTCCAGCAAATCTTTCAAAGGCGGTCGAATATTTGCCGTTTTTTTCCACGCCTTGAAAGCCGACCCCTTTCCAGCCTTTACACCATTGCGCTTCGGGTAGGCCGCCCAAAACTCCAAAAAATCTTTTGTATAGCCGCCCCCGTTTTTGTTTTCCCCGCGCTCCTCTTCCGCCTCAGCGTCCGATTGAAACCCCGACTCCACACCCCCATTTTTTTTACCCTCGCGCGCGTGTTGTTTTTCCTTTTCTTTACTTTCCTTTCCTTTACTTTCCTTTCCTTTACTGTTGACTTTCTGCGTCTTTCTGCTTGATTTCTGTTGCAGAATTTTATCGTCCTGTTTTTGTTCCTGATATTTTTGCCTGTTGTACTCTCTTTTTGAAATCAAGCCAGAAAATCGTTTAATCAATCCCGGTGAATACAAAAAACCATTTTCCAAAACAAACGCTTTTATTTCATCCCTGCAACATTCAGTTACAAACTGTTCAATTTCTGTCACAGAAACACAAAATTTTGCCGCATAAATTGCCTTTTTAATCTCGTCCCATTCC